TTTATTTTTTCTTTTGCTTCTTTTCTTTTTTACAAAAAATTCGATTCCTTCAAAACAAGCGTTTAACGTGCCAAATAAGAGCCTTTAAATTTCAAGGTTAAATTATACTATGAACGGTTTAAACCCCTCTTATTTTTGAATTTAAGGGCATCTGAGAGCAAATGTTTGAATACGTTTTAGAGAAATCAAAAAAATGGTTGACTTTTTTGCAATTTGGTGATACAATGAAATACAAGATAACAACTGAACAGCTTGAAAAGATTCTAAAATCTCTTGAAAAGGGAAACAGAATCGAGATTATCCCTTGTAAGGAAGATGTCAGGATAATCGAAATCAAGCGTTCTGAAATATTTACTGGTTCTAAGCGTTGAATCAGAATACCAAGCGTGGTTACATATACTGTAACTGCGCTTTTTTGTTATCTTTAAGCATTGATATAAAGTCAATCTGCATGAAGAAGTTTGCAGATGATTTATATACAAACCTAATTGCAAAGTAAAGCAACCGAAGTACAGGAGGTCAAAAATATGGCATTTACAAGAAAGTTTCTTGCCGCACTTGGTATTGAATCAGACAAAATTGATGAAATCATGTCGGCACACGTTGAAGTTACTAATGGCTTAAAAGACGAAATCAACAATTCAAAGGTTGATGCAGAAAAAGTCACTAAGCTTGAAGAAGAACTCAGCGAAACAAAAAAGAAGCTTGAAAACGCAACGAAAGATGATTACAAAGCAAAGTATGACAAGCTTTCAGGCGAATTTGATGCTTACAAGAAAGAAGTATCAGCAAAGGAAACAAAGTCAAACAAGGATTCAGCTTTAAGAACTAAGCTGAAAGCAGAAGGATATTCCGAAAAGGGAATTGATAAAATTCTCAAATACGGAGGTTATCATGAAAAGATTGAACTTGACGAAAAGGGTGAAATCAAAGACTTTGAAAACCTTAAAATTGCTGATGAATGGAGCGAATATAAGGGCATTACAAATAACAGTCCTGCTCCGAATCCAAATCCACCTATTGATAATAAAGGCGGTAATACTAAGCCACAGAGTAGGGCGGCTCAGATAGTCGCACAGTATCACGATTCCCTCTATGGCTCAACACCTAACAAGGAGGTATAAAATTTATGTCTTTCACAAGTGAGACTAAGAATTCAAGAATTTACGCTCCAGGTTGGTTCCTCGCTAATAACGAGGAATGTACAAGAGAAACACAGCAGATTTCTCAGACAGGAGCAACAGAGACAGCAACAGGAAAATTTGTTCCTATGGGTAGTCCGTACCCTGCCGCAGGAAGTTCCGCAATCGGTCTTGTATATGAGGATGTTGATGTAACAACAGGTGATATGCCTGGTTCAGTAGTTACAGCAGGAACAGTATACAAGGACAGACTTCCCGAAACAGTAACAGAAGCAACAATCACAGCACTTTCGTCAAAGGGATTCAAGTTTATTGATTCTCCTGCTGTGACAAGACCATACTAAAGGAGGTAACAGAATATGCCAATGAATTGGGAAAACGGAATTTTCGGCATGGTTTCACAGGATGAATGGCTTTCAATTCCTTTCAATCCTGTTAGACAGAATGACCCGATTGACAGACTTTTCGGAGACCAGAAAACTGATAATCTCACAGCTATGTGGGAATCCATCGCTTATGAGTATCAGCTTCCTTCAATGGCTCAGTTCCATGCTTTCGACACCGAATCACAGAAGACTTACAGAATCCCTGTTGATACACACAGCATTGAAAAAGGACTTATCAAGGTTAAGATTAACCAGTCTGAGCGTATGCAGGCTCTTATCCGTACAGGTGTTCGTGATGATAAGATGTATGACTATGTAATTCAGGACGGTGCGAGACTTGCGGAGCAGGTGTTCACACGAACAAAGGTTGCAAAAAATGAAGTTCTTGCAACAGGTAAGTTTACAATCAAGGAAAACAACCTCAATCTTACTGTTGATTACGGCGTTGATCCTTCACAGACAGCTTACACACTTAATCTTAACACTACGGCTGATATCTCTGCACAGCTTCAAAAAATCATTGATGATGCAACTGAAAAGGGTGTAACAATCACAGGAATGGTTACATCAAAGAAGAATATCACAAAGATGAGAAGAAATGCAGGATTACAGAAGGATATCAACTCCAATGTCGGAGCAGGACAGCTCGTGAAGTCAAACGACCTTAAGGCTTATCTCGAAGACGAATTCGGCATTTCAACAATTATCGAAAACGACCTTACATATAACGCAAACAACAGCGTTATCGGTGCTGACGGAAGACCTGTCGTAACACCAAAGAGATACTTCCCTGAGGATAAGATTACATTCTTCGCAACAAATCCGGGCGGCAAGCTTGGTATCGGTCTTTGGGGTGACCCACCTGTTGCAATCAATCCTCTTGATAATGCAAAGGGTTCAAGTGTAAGTCCATACATCAGAATCAATCAGTGGACAGAGCATGACCCTGAGGTACTGTGGACAAAGGCAGAAGGACTTTTCGTTCCTGTTCTCTACAATCCGACAGCACTTTATATTGCATCTGTTACTGATACTCCTGAACTTTGATGTATAAGGTGCTTATAACATTCGCTGACACGCTTGATAATAGGCATCTGTACCACGCAGGGGATAATTACCCTCGTGAAGGTTATGAGCCTACAAACGAGCGTATAAGCGAATTATCGACGGATAATAATAAACTGTGCAAGGCTGTGATTGAGGTTGTGGCAGAAGTTGTGACCGAAGAACAGCCGAAACGCAGAACAAAGAAATAAATCGGAGGTGCAACATGGATTTAACGTCAATGTGCCGAATAGTCAACAACTATTTTGTTAAAGAAAAAGTGTCGGGAACATTTGATTTAAATCCGAATGTTGCACCTATTTCTTTAATCGAAAATCAGTATTTCCGCATCGTTGGTTCTATCATGAATGACGGAGTATATCGGAATGATGCTGAATCCCTTTCAACACTTACAGCAGAGGAATTTCAAGGCGAAATATGGAGCATGGCTGTTCCTCGTGATTTTCTTACGCTATGTGAGGAAATTGAAGCGTTTAACACGAAAATGAATGAAATTGCTTCAAAGGATAACGGATTTACTTCTGAAAACTTTGACGGATATTCTTACAGTAAGGCATCTTCCCTCTCTCCTGCATTACAACAGGAATGGAGCAACATAAACAGCAGACTTAACAACTATCGCAGAATCGGGGTGAGATGATGCTTGTATTCGATGCGATGGAAACATTCAGATTCCTTGATAAAATTCACGTTTCTGACGGTGTTGGTGGTTTCAGACCTTCGTACAGCTACGGAGCAGAATTTCAAGCCGTGGCAAGCGTTACAAATGATACAAATTCCGTAATCGCAGACCAACTTACCGAGAAGAAAAACTGCAAAATTTATACATCAAGAACGATTGTTCTTGATTTTATGGATTTGGTGGTCAGAATGTCTGACGGACAAGTTTTCCGAGTATTATCTGACGGAAAAAACAGCAAAACTCCCGAAATTTCTTCCCTTGACTTACGAACAGTAAGGGCAGAGATGATAGAACCGCCCGAATTTGAGGTAATATGACATGACAAAAGAACAGGCAATAACAGAATTTTGGAATTCTTTCGGACTTCCTGCTTATGAAGAAAATTCCATTTACAGCTTGAATCTGAAAATGCCGTATATCACCTACGAATTGAATACGGACAGTTTCGGAGATAGCGTTAATTTGTCTGCTTCGCTTTGGTATAAGTCATACTCGTGGCTTGAAATCAACGAGAAGGCGAGGGAGATAAACGAATCAATCGGTACAAGCGGTAAGCTGTTGGATTCCGATGATGGAAAGATATGGATTAAGCGAGGACATCCGTTTGAAAACCGAATGGGTGATGATACGGATGATGCTGTAAAGAGAATACAGTTGAATATTAATATCGATTACTATACCAACTACTGAGAGAGGAGGTAAAAATTATGATAGGCGATATCACAAAATGGAGCAAAATTTCTGCTGAAAGTTTCAAGTCGATGCAGTTTGACAGCGGTATGCTCGTGAAAAATTTTGATGCTTCTGAGGTTACTGAACCTTCCGAGGATGACATCCTATGCACAACAACAGGAAATATCACAGTAAACTGCACACCAACAATGGTCGATTTAGGTGATGATGTAAATAACCTTCACGTTCAGGCAAAGGAATTACAGTACATTCAGCGTTGGACAGCTACAATGGGATTCACAGCACTTGAAATGTCTCCCGAAGTGTTAAAAATGGTGCTTGGTGCGGCTGATGTTGATGCTGAAAGCGGTGCAATTACTCCGAGAATGGAACTCAAAGAGGAAGATTTCACACAGAATCTTGCACTTGTAATGCGTTTAATCGGCGGCGGTCTTGCTGTTGCTGTAATTGATAATGCACTTTCAACAGGCGGTCTTTCGATTACAACACAGAAGGAAGGCAAGGGAAATTTAGCTGTTACTATGACAGCGTTTGCATCACTTACAAAGCAGGATGTTCCGATGAAATTTTACGTCATTGACGAAGCATAATAAAACTGAATAAAATTGAATACCTCTGTCTTCTGACGGAGGTATTCTTTATAACGAAAGGATAAAATATATGAAAACAATAGCAAATGCACCGTTTTTTGAATCTGCTCCTCAAATCTACAAAATGATTGAAGCAGCAGAAGAATATTTCAAGTCTCTCAATCTCGAATCAATAAAACAGAAATATGCTGAGAAGAAAGATGAAGAAAGAAATGCAAAGAAGTACATCCTTGAAATTGCAAAGAAGATGCTGTATGAAATGCCCGAACAGACAAGCGTTTTGCTTGGTATGGCGGCATTTAAGACACAGGACGAATGCAAGGACTTGACTACTCCCGAAGTTTTTGAAATCTTCACATCAATCACAGGCTGTAAGGAAATCATGGATTTTTTTATCTCAATGGTTCGCTTGGGAACAGGAGATTCGGAAAATACTTCACAGAAATAAACTTCTGTAAGGTAAATGTATTCGGCTTGAAATATGCTGTAGAATACATCATAAATCGTTTCAGAGAGGATGAAGAGGAAAGGATATACAAAGTATACATTACTGAATCAATAAGGCTTAGAAACGAAAATAAGTGCATTACAGCGAAGTTTACGGATTTGATTGATTTTGATAATTTCAGAAATGAAAAATCAGCCGAAGAAGTAAAACATGACATACTTGAAGAATTCAAACGACTGTCGGGAGGTGAACAGAATGGCAACTAACGTATTTGATTTATTTGCGAAAATCAGCTTAGATTCAAGCGGATACGAAAAGGGACTTAGTTCTGCAAAGGATAAGTTTTCAAAGGTAGCTGACGGAATCAAAACTGGTGTTTCTACTATTGCAAAAGTCACAGCAGGAGCGGTAGCAACAGGAACTGCGGCTGTCGGTGCTTTGGCGAAATCATCACTTGATTCTTACGCTTCGTATGAACAGCTTGTCGGCGGTGTAGAAACGCTGTTCAAGGATTCTGCTGACGAAGTAAAGAAGTACGCTGATAATGCGTATAAGACAGCAGGAATGTCAGCTAACGATTATATGGATACTGCGATTCAGTTTTCTGCTTCGCTTATAAATTCACTTGACGGAAATACCGAAAAAGCGGCAAAACAAGTTGACAAGGCTATAACAGATATGTCCGACAACGTGAATAAGATGGGCACAAGTGTTGAATCTGTGCAGAACGCATACAGAGGATTCAGCAGAGGTAATTTTACTATGCTCGACAATCTTTCTTTGGGATTCGCAGGAACAAAGGAAGGTATGCAACAGCTTCTCGACAAGGCTCATGAATTAAGCGGTATTGAATACGATATCGAGAGCTATTCCGACATTGTTGATGCTATTCACGAAGTACAAGTGTCAATGGGAATCACAGGCACAACAGCAAAAGAAGCCGCAGGAACTATTGAAGGCTCGACAGCATCAATGAAGGCGGCATGGCATAACTTACTTATCGAATTAGGCAAAGAGGACGGAAACGTAGGCGGTGCGTTCAGCGTTTTATTTGGTTCAGCGAAAACAAATCTTAGCAATACACTTCCGAGAGTGAAGCAGATTGCAAGAGGTATCGGACAGCTTTCGGTTACGATTCTTGCTGAAATCAAGAAATCACTTAAAGAGAATTCAAGTGAAGATAATAACATTCTGACGGATTTAATCGACATTGCGAGAGAGTATTTTCCTGCGATAAGACATTTTGCAGGGGATATAGTAACGCAATTAAGGGACGATCTGAAAGATAAAGTCGATAATATCGACTTCAAATCAGTCGGAGAGAAAGCTTCTGAATTTATCAAAACAGGACTATCCAAAATTTCTGGGTTCATAGATAACCTTGATTCGGGCGAATGGGGGGATAAATTAGGGGACTTCTTGAACGGTATCGACTGGAAGGGTATAATTGACGGTGTTTTTGATACTGTGAAAGCAACTTTGAAAATAGGCGGTAACTTCCTCAGTAGGCTTGTGTCAAGCTTAGAGCCTGAAGAAGTAGCTGTTGCTACTGGATTTTTATTTGCAAAAAGACTTATAAGCGGCATTTCTGATAATCTCAGTTCGCCTTCCGGGGAGATTAAAACGAATATAGACAGCACTAAATTAACTTTAGGTTCACTATTCAAGGATATCGGCTCAGAGGGTGGAGCTTCATTTTCAACTGCATTTTCAGCAGCATTAACTTCATTCATGGCAGGGTATAGCTTTGGTTCGTGGATATATAGCAAGTACGGAGAACAAATTGATTCGGCTGTATGGGGTATATTTGATAATATCAAAGCTGTGATGAACGGTGAAGAAGAAGAAATCACATACGGCGGTGATCTATTTTCTGATCCGATAGCAACACAGAGAGCATTCAGAGCAAGACCTACGCTTAAAAACCTTGAAAGGGCTATGAATGCTAACGACTGGGATATATCCGATATAAGCAATTATACAATTGATAAATTCAATTCGGGTGATATTGATGCAAAACAGCTCAACGAAATGATGCAGACTATCAATAATTTCATTGCGAATGGCGGAAAGACTGAAATTAACCTCAATATGAATGGTCAAGTATTCTCGGATGATGCTGATACATTCATGGAGAAGATAACAAGTAAGCTTTCAGAACGTTTAGAGAGACTGAGGACCAAACAAGGAAGAATGGCAGGAGGTGCAGGATATTGACAGATAATTTCTTCATAAATGGTGTTTCCGCTGAATCTGTCGGACTGTACATTGATACTGTACCTGTTCCACCTATGGCGAAACAGCGTTATACAACGTGGCAGAACGGATCAGACGAGGACGGTGTATCTGAGGACAGCACGTTTGAGAATATCAACTACACGCTGAGAGCATACGTTTTCAAGGGTGGCTATGACGATAAGGCAATTCATAATTTTATTGTCGGTGCAAAAATTCTTAAAATCAGCAGACTTGACGGATACTACTTCAAGATTCGACAGGTGCAGATTTCTGATACAGATACTCAGTACGACGGTGCAAAAATCGGGTATACTTTCAATTTCTTACTTGCTCCGTTCAAGTATATCGACGATTTAAGCCTTGTTGAAGTTTCAAACGGCGGATATGTAGTGAACGACGGTACAAGATATTCAAAACCAAATTATTTCTTAACTGCAATTAATTCGGGTGATGTAAAACTTATCGTAAATGGCGAGGAATTTAAGATTACAGGCTGCTCAGAGGGTGAGGCTATATCTGTATACTCTGAAAAATACATAGCCGTATCGGGCAATAAAACGATAAATCAGCGCACATACGGATATTTTCCGTTCTTGGGTGTTGGCAATAATCAGATTCAGCTTGAAAACTGTACTTGCAAACTTCAAACAAACGCGAGGTGCTACTGATTATGGCAGGACTGGCATTATACGAAAAGCACAATGTTGATTCGGTGCTGAGAAGTAAAGAATGGATAAGAGGGTATTATTCCCCTGTTGACGGTTCTCTTGTTACAGAAGGTACACGAAATTATGATTGCTTAGACTGGAATTACTGGTCACTGCCGTGGTATAAACCACCATTCGCTGAGTATGTAGGAAACATGGCCAGCGGACAGGGAACTCAGATAGGATATATTTTCAAGTGTTTCCCGGATGCAATTGATTTAAACGGAAATCTTGAATACATTATGATAGGCGGTAAAAATCGAAGCACAACAGTAGTTTTACCGTCTGAGGGATTCACACTTGCTTATGAGAGCAACGGTCAGAAAGTCGTTGAAGCACTTGATTCTGTTGAAACAATGTGCATTATGTTAGCGTTTTATGACAAGGATGATAATTTCATTCGTTCTGTTTATGCGCATTGGAATACCGCAAGCAACAGCTATGATTTTACTGCAAGTTATGTGCAGAACTGGGTCTCGCAAGGTGCTTGTATTCCTGCCGAGGGTTTGTCATGGACTACCTCGAACAAAGGTCAGAACGACCGTATTAACCATGTTAAAATCAAGACCAAGGATGAAAGATATTATTCTGACAATGCTGATGCTACAACACGTGAACTATTCCTGTTAGGCGGCGAATATGAAAATGAGTATGACGATCTATTTAACGCTCGGAAAATTCGTGTTTCAATCGGCGAAATGATGCCGAAATTCCACTATAACAACGTAGGGCAGAAAGTTTTCAACGACACCTCAAAAGAGTACACAATGCTTATGCGTGAGCCTGATACCGTAACAGTACAAGAAATCATAAACAACGGATCATCCGTATACTTAGGTCGTGATTTTTATTTCAAAGCCTACACAAGCAATGATTCTCCTGTTCCACCTGATGCAGAAGCTGTAAAGCAGAACGAGTATATCATAGTATATGATATGTGCGAGCCACAGAATGGCTTTAAATCGAATGGTTTAGCGGTGCTTACTCCGTCAAGGTGCGAAGTCACAGAGGAGTTGAACGGTGGCTATTACGTGAACTTAGAACATCCTTACGACGAAGAAGGACGGTATCGTTACTTAGTCGATTGGAACATAATCAAAGTTCGGGGACAGTTATTCAGAATCCGCAGGATATCGAATAGTTTTCGTGGGAATTCGGGTAAAATATCCGTCTATGCAGAACATATATTCTATGATATGTCAGATGAATGGATAATGCAGGCAGGGAGTTATTATACAAGTGTTCACACCGATATCGGCATAGCGTTCTCGAGAACTGCAAGAAGAACTGATCCTGATGTACCACAAGACGGTGTTACTTACAGTTTCGGATATAGTTCGGATGCGGAAATTGATAACGAAATCGCACCTTATCATTGGGATTTCAAAAAGGACCTTACATTGCTTGACTTGATAATAGGTTCTGACGGATTCATGTCTTTTACTGAAAAACCGTCGTATCTATATCGAGATAATTTCTATTTTTCAATCAACTACGAAATGGAAAATATGCGAAAACAGGCATTCGATATCAGAGTAGGTCTGAATGCAAAGGGAATTACACGAAATGTTGATGTAAGCACGTTTTGCTCATTCTTCAAAGCTTATGATTCGCTCGGTAACTGGTTTTGGTGGAAGTGGATTGCAACGGACGGTGATTTTCCTCACGCTATAGTGCGAAGTGAAGAATTTGAGCACGACAAAGACGACTATTCAGACCACATGAAACTACTCGAAAAACAAGCAACGAATTTCTTTTTTTCACATCTTACTCCTGAGGTCGTTTATGTGATAGACTTTGAGGATATCAGATACAGCAACGATTACAGCGGAATTGATGTTGATATGCGATTTAAAGTCGGTGATAAAGGCAGAATTATTGACGAGCGTATGGGATTTGAGGCGACGTATTCTGAACGGGATGCTCATGAATATGAAATTTCAAAGACGGTAACTGACGGAATCACAGGAAAGATTTTACAAGTACAGTTCGGAAGCGCAAGAAACTTCACGCATCCGAGGACTTATGACTACTCGATAGATGCAGGAAGTCTGAAATTGACCGATACATCAGCGAGAGCAGCGGTGAGAACTGCGCTTGATGAAGAAATATACACGAATACAAACGAAGCAGTGGAGGTGTTTGTTTTGGGCAAACTTGCAGATTATGATACAGTCGAGGAAGTAAATTCAGCGTTGAACAGCGGTAAAACAGCGGCGGCAGACGTTGAATTAATCAAGACTGAAATACTCGGCATTAATGCGCTTGTAGGTGAGGGAATCGAAAATGACACTTAAAGAAAAATTACAATCCTTGATTGACTATGCGAATACAGCAACAGGCGAAACAGATATCGACTTGACGAATGCTGTTAAGACTTTGGTTGATGGGTATGGTAAGGGCGGAGGCGATAGCAAATATAAAAATGAGTTAAGGTCAATCATTGAATGTGTGAATACAAAAATAGAAAATTCAGACGCTGAATTTGTTGGGGATAAAGCATTCAATCAGTATCCATCTTTGATTAGTGTATCGCTAAAAAATGCGACAAGTGTCGGCTTAAATTCGTTTAACGAATGTACAACTCTCGAAACGGTTGATATGCCAAAAGTTAAAACTTTAGGCAATCAATCCTTTCAAAAATGTACAGCGTTAAAAAGCGTGTCATTCCCCGAACTTGAAACAATAGGACAGTATTCATTCAATGGCTGTTCGCTGCTATCAAGCGTATATATGCCTAATATTACTACAATAGCACAATACGGATTCCAGAACACAGCTATCAGTGAGTTGAAATTTGACAAGGTCAAAATAATAGAAAGATACACTTATCATCAGTGCTATAAATTGGAAGTTGTTGAAATGCCTAACGTTGAAAAAGTTGACCCTTATGGAATTGCGTATTGCAAAGCATTAAAAACTATAATTTTGCCAAGTGTAACTGGCACTATAGGAGCGTATGCTTTTTGTAATTGCACAGCTTTGGAATACGTTGAGCTCGGAAATCCTCAAATAATTTCAAGCTATGTATTCGGAGGTAGCAGTGCATTAACAACACTTATAATAAGGTCCGAAAGTGTATGTGCGTACCAAACGACATCACCTTCTTACGACCCACAAAACGCAAACCTTAAAATATACGTTCCTGCTTCGTTGGTTGACAGTTACAAGACGGCTACAAACTGGTCGAGACTGGCTGATAAATTTGTCGCATTAGAAGGGAGTGAATTTGAGTAATGCAGTACATCTTAATGATTCTGATAGTGTTCGGCATGGCTTTTGCTGATTTTATCACAGGAACAATCAAGGCTACTGTGAAGAACGACTGGTGCAGTAAGGTAATGCGTATCGGTGGACTTCACAAACTGGCTGAAATCGTCATAATGACAGCGTTCTGCGGTTTGGAAATCGGCATTGAACAGCTTGGCAAGTATTACGGAGCGGAGCAATTCGCAAGTATAACAGGCTGTTGTGCGGCTGTTGTGGTGTTTATATACATCGTGCTTATGGAAGTAGTCAGCATACTGGAGAACTATTCTGAAATCGAGCCGAACGCAAAATGGGTGCAGAACATCACGAAGAAACTGAGAGGGGTGGGAGATAGTGAAACCGATAACAAGAATTGAACAGCTTCTGTCGGGGATAGAATTAACTCCGATTACCCGACTTGAAACCTACATTGCAAGTCTGAACGGACAGAATGTAATTACTCCCTCTCCTGCGACAAGAGAAGAACAGATTCTGTCGGGAACGGAACTGAAACCGATTACCCGACGAGAAATGTTCATGATGTACGGAATGGGGATGATTTCTGACATTCCTACTCCGATTACACGTGAGGAATGGTTTTGGAAGAATTGGAGTGGCGGAGAGCCGAAAGAATATGAAGTCTACGTTTCGGGGATTCTTCCGTTACACCTTACGAATAGTGTAGGTGCTGACTTGGTCGATTGGAGCATCACAGGAGATACAGCACAGGACGGAGAACCAAGTCCTGAGAATCCGATTGAGGTCAAGGGTGTTGGTGACTACGACGCATCAACAGGGATGTATAAGATTCCTGCGGTGTCAAGGGGGAAGAATTTGGCTAATGTTGTTCCGTTTGTATCAACATGGGCAAACAAAAACAGCGAAGTATTGAATATTCTGAATAAATTGGAAGTTGGAACATACACAGTTAGTCTTACATATCAACTTGAAACAAGATATGATTTGTCTGATGAAAGCGAATGTAGATTTTCAATTGTAGGGCAAAAAATTACCCAGATAAAAAAATCATGGAGTGGGAAAATAATAGGTGATAAAAATGTCATTACTATGACTTTCAATGTTACATCCAAAGGCGAATTCACAAATGTATATTTTTATGGTTGTGGTATAAATGGTATTGGAAGTACTGGTTCTGCAAATGTTTTGGACTTCCAAATAGAACTCGGCTCAACCGCCACAGAATATGAACCCTACCGCCCATCAATCATCTCAACCCAATACCTCCCAACACCACTCATGGCTAACGAGAGGTTGACGCCAACAGCAAGAGAGGTGAAGTGGGGAGTTGTAAAAGCTTCTGATTTAACATGGGCGAAGCGTGATGATTCGTTGAACTACACTTATACTACGTGGATTCAAAATAAATATAATCCAGAATCGTTTAAATGTAATAAATATAACATAACGACATCCGTATTTTCAAGTATGCCTGATTTCACAATTAGAGGAACTACTACAGGAGGAACTGTTTGTATAAGGGATTCAAGATTTCCAACCCTTTCCGAGTTTGTGAAGTCTTTAAACGATGTATATATCTACTACCAGCGCACCATCCCAACAACCGAACCAGTCACCACAACCCCAATCGGAACGCTTGACGGCGAGTGTTGGATTGATTCGTATACTGAGGTTAAACCTGTTTCAATGTCAGCAACATACAAATCAAGCAAACCTGACAATGATATGCAATCGCTTATGGAATTATTCAAGGAGGTATAAATTATGAACTTCAAAACTTTTGCTGAGAAATTCAGCATTCTCGCAGATGCAAAGGCTGATTACGAAGCACTTGAAAACAGATGCAAGTCACTTGAAACACAGCTTGCAGACCTTAAACAGACTATCACAAAGAGTGGCTATTCTGTACAGCAGACTTCTGAGGGAGTGTTTGAGTTAGTCAAAGACGAAACATCAACCGTACCACAGGGAGACTACACGAATCCGATTCCTTATGAAATCGGCATGGTGTGTACTCTCGGTCAGTTTTACACAGACGGCTCAGATATTTGGGAGTGTATTAAAAACGGCACTCCTGACGGATTTAGTGACAAGGAATATTTTGATATTATAGAATTTTAATTTGCTCCCGACATGATTGTCGGTTGCAAAATCACTATTTTCGGGCATAAAATAACTTGCTTGTAACTTGCTGAATATTCAAGTTCACTATAAAAAACTTGATAAATACGCAAGAAATTAAAATTGAGTTGCAGATTTCTCACTTGATTTCTGCAACTCGTTTCAAAAAAGGAGGTATTTTTAATGAAAAATGGTATTGATGTTTCACAATGGCAGGGAAATATTGATTTTTCTCAGCTGAAAACCGATTTCGTGATTATCCGTGCAGGATATGGCAAATCGGCAAATCAGATTGACGAATATTTTGAACATAATTACGAGCGTTGCAAACATTACGGAATCCCTTGCGGTGCTTACTGGTATTCTTACGCTACAACAACGGCAGAAGCAGAGTTGGAAGCGGAAATGTGCCTGAGAGCGTTGAAAGGAAAACAGCTTGAATATCCGATATACTATGATGTCGAGGAATCAAAACAATTTGCACTCGGAAAATCAGCAGTATCGGATATTATCAAGGCTTTTCTGAGGAAAGTCGAAGCGGCAGGATATTTTGTCGGACTGTATATGTCGGCTTCACTGCTGACGAATTATGTTACCGACGATATCAAACAGAGATATGCTGTATGGGTGGCGCATTATGGAGTTAATAAACCGTCTTATGCAGGGCAATATCAGATGTGGCAGAAATCAAGTACAGGCATCTGTACAGGAATCAGCGGTGCGGTTGACTTGAATGAATGCTATGTTGAATATCCGTCATTAATCAAGTCGGCAGGATTAAACGGATTCAAGGCTGAATCTTCTCCTGCTCCTGCTCCTGTTCAGAAGAAATCGAAATACGTTGAAATGGTGATTGACGGTGTGAAATACAAGGGTACACTTTATGAAGATGTATGATAAATCACGTATCTACTGGACAAAGGCAATAGTTGAGGAATTTGTCGAACTTGCAAACTTGACAAAAACGGAAGAAGCTGTACTACGTATGAGAGCCAAAGAAATGACTGTTACTGAAATTTCATTGAAGCTTCATCTGTCGGAATCTACTGTGAAACGTATCATCAGCAAAGTTAAGGCGAAATATGATGTTGTTCAGACAAATTCTCCCCTTCTTCCCCCGAGGAGATATTCATTCGCTGAAAAATACATGGATTCGCATTAATTCATATTAATTCATACTAATTCATAGCAAAGGAGTGATAATTATGAATTCACCTTATATGGGAAAATTCAAAGTAACACAGGAATTTAAAGGCACATGGCATGACGGACTTGATTTAGTAGGAATCGACAGCAAGGAGATTCACGCTACTGCAAGCGGATTTATTCGTTATGCAGGATGGGAAAACGCTGAGAATCATCAGCAAGGCTTCGGACAGTATGTCTGCATCGAAGCAGGAGACGGAAATTTTTACTACTTCGGGCATCTGTCTGAAATTAAAGTGAAAATGGGCGATTCTGTAAAGATTACTGATGTAATCGGAATCGAAGGAGACACAGGATACAGTTTTGGAAGTCATTGCCACTACTGCATAAGACCCGAGTTTAGAGCAGGATGTTTTCTCAACGTAAGCGAGATTTCGGGAATTCCGAACGAATTAGGAACATATGACGACGGATATCGTCCACAGAAGACCAAACAGAAAGAAAAAATCAGCGTTGTGGTTGATATTGACGAGCGCAAATACAGCGGATTGCTTGAAGAGATATGATGTCCCCGACATGGATGTCGGAAACCTTAGAAACGTAAGAAACCTCTCAGATTAATTTCTGAGGGGTGTTTTTTATTGTCTGATTTTGTCGGCAAAATGGCACTTATATGGCACTTTCGACAATGATATTTTTCTTATAATAGAATCATGAAATACGTTAATTATAACGCTAATCCTGATAATATCCATGTCGGAGACTGCGTGATCAGAGCAATTTCCACAGCCTTTAACGAATCGTGGGAGTATATTTATTTAAAATTGTGTATCGAGGGACTTATCATGTCGGACCTTCCGTCTGCGAATCGAGTATGGGGAGAATATCTGAGATATCGAGGACTTGAACGAAACATCCCCTCAGAGCCGCAGAACGTGGCTTATTTTGTCGATAATCATGCAGAGGGTACTTATATACTATCTCTCCCCTCACACGCTGTATGCGTTAAAAACGGGGTATTATTCGATACATGGGATTCAAGAAACGAAGAAGTCTTATACTACTGGGAGGTTAAGTGATGTATTACAATGGATATCAGCCATTACAGCAGAATAGTTCGATCACATGGGTTCAGGGTGAGAATGGTGCAAAGTCGTTTCCCGTCGGTGCCGGACAAACTGCATGGCTTATGGATTCTGAGAATCAGGTGTTTTATCTGAAAACTGTTGATGTTTCAGGAATGCCGCTACCTTTGAGAGTTTTCGACTTCACGGAGCGAAAAGTCAAACAGCCTGCTTCTGATCATGACGATATGTACATAACAAGAGATGAATTTGAAAAACGCATAAAGGAGATAATGAATCATGGCAAATCCGCTTTACTCTCAGACACAGACGGTTCCTCAGACACAGCCGAATAATATCATCAACGCAGTACGTCAGTTACAACAGACATTTTCGGGAAATCCGCAACAGGAAGTAGAGAAACTTATGAGAAGCGGAAGAATCTCACAGGAGCAGTATAACAACGCTGTGCAGAAAGCAAATCAGCTTATGCAGTTTTTTAGATAAAAAATCCTGCTATCCGAAGATAACAGGATCGTAAAAAATAAATTATGAAGGAGAAATAAAAATTGAAAAAAAGTACCACAATTATTATATCATTTCTCCTTGCAAAAGTCAAGTTTTTGGCAAAAATATCAGAATTTTAAAATTTCAGCTGAATTTTAAGATAAATCTATTTTAAGGAGAAAAATTTATGAGTATTACAACATCAGAAATGACACCTGCTGATATTGCCGCAATCAACGGAAACAATGACGGTTTCGGCGGTAACAACGCATGGTGGTTTATCATTCTTATCCTTCTTGGATGGGGCGGCAGAGGATTTGGCGGATATGGAAACGGAAGCGGTATAAATGACAACTACACGCTTACAAGTGATTTCAGCCAGTTATCTAAACAGATTTCAGATACTTACAACATGACAGACCGAAAGTTTGAAGGAATCGCAAACGGACTTTGTTCAGGTTTCTATCAGGAAGCACAGCTTGTAAATGGTGTAAATACTAACCTGGCAAACGGTTTCTTCGGAGTTCAGAATGCTATCACACAGGCTCAGATTTCTGATATGCAGGGATTCAACGGTGTTAATGCCGCTATCAAGGACTGTTGCTGTCAGACACAGCAGAATATCAAGGATGTAAATTACAACCTTGCTACACAGGGAAGCAATCTCGCAAGACAGATTTCTGACACAGGATATGCTCTTAATTCTGCTGTTGACAAGGGATTCTGTCAGACAAACTACAACAACAGCAACAACACAAGAGATATTATTGCTTCTCAGCATTCTGATGCTGACCGCATTATTGCTCGTCTTGATGCAATGGAAAATGCACGTATAAGAGAACAGCTCGAAGCAGCAAGAGCAAACAACATTGCACTTCAGGGACAGCTTGACCGTGCAAAGCTCCGTACAGACATCGTAAATGATGTAAGACCTTGTCCTATTCCTGCTTATCCGACTTGCAATCCTTGGGCATCAACCAACACAGGTTGTTGCGGATGCACAGCTTAAACGCTGTGTATACTCCGCAAATGCGTGAAAGGTTGTGATGATATGGCTTGTCCAACATCATGTAAATTATGCAAACACCTGATTATCAGTTCAAACGTGTATTATGTCGGCGGTGTTGGTTTAGTTATCAACCTTCCGTCAGGAACGTATCTTAATAAGGAGAAATACTGCATTGTGATTGCACAGTCAATCCCTGCCGATACTCCTTACAATGCGCCTGTTGTGGTTCGTATAGGACCAGACACAACAAACTATCCGCTTAGACGTTGTGACTGCTCTCAGGCTACAGTTTGCAATTTAAGAGTGAGAACAAGATACAGCACGATTCTTGTTACGGACGGAACAACAGCTTCTTTCAAGTTACTTGGAAAGACTTGCTGTGCTCCGACTAACGATTCTGCTGTAATTTCAGGATAAGAGGTGATAACATGAAAAATAAAGCTAAAATCGAAGAAATGATTTGTGAGGAAATCGACAGCATCGGTGAGAAATCAAAGCTTTCTGCCGGAGACCTTGAAACACTTTACAAGCTCGTTATGACTGGTTCAAAAATCGGTGATGTGGGTGAATCAAAGTATTCCGAAAGATACTGGGATGATATGAATTCGTATGCTCCGTACCGCAGACGTGATTCAATGGGAAGATATTCTCGCAACGATGCACGAAGTATGTTAATGGCTGAAATGGGTGAAGCTATGAACTATGCCGAGAATGAGCATCAGCGTGAAATCATCAGAAAGGCTATGAATCAGCTTGATAAGTAAGGCTGAAATCGAACAGGCTATATCAGAAGTACAAGGCGGTGAGCATAACATGAGAAATTGTGAGAAGCTTGCTACCTTGTACACGCTGAGAAATAACCTGTACCCTGAAACGGAGCAGGTCGGATATTCATTTTCTCCTGCTCCTGTTCGGGATGTAATCGGGGAATATGGAAATTCTGAATTCATGCAGATGATATCGGGAAAAAGTTCTCAGGAAGTGTGGGATTTGGTTGACGAAATAGTGACAACTGTGAAAATGTTGAAGCCTTCGCTTTATAACGCTATTATAAGAAGAATAGAAAAGATGTAATCCGTCTGAATGTTTGATTCGGACGGATTATTTTTATGTCATTTGGTCGAATCTTGTATATTTATCTCATAAAAATCATACAAATAATCGTTTCTGATTTATACAATGTTACAAAATTCATTCATTTGCAAGGATTTTGTCGTAAAAATGGTTGACTTTCATTGCGATGTAAGGTATAATTATAACATAAGGAAGAGGAAAACTTAAACACGAAGTAAAGTGCAGGAGAGAACCTAAACCGAAAACAATAAATTTTAAGGAGAAATTGATATGAATGAGATTATTAAAATGGCTATTTTAAAGGCAATAAAGGACAAATGCACAAACAGTTCAGAGTGGAATGACATGACAATGTATAAACCTGTTGGAAATTACATTGATATGTGTCCTTCGTTAACAAGAAAATTTGTATCAAAATGTTCACCGAACTACAAAGACGGAATCTCAGAACTGTACATGAATTCTTACACAGTACACACAAAGATTAAGGCTAAGAAGTACGAAGATAACATTGCTATATGGGATGTAAAGATTTACAGCAATGGTGATTTAGCAATATTTTTTGATGGTTCAATGTACACAAAGTAAACTACAACACCTCCCGATGTATAGGTCAATCGGAGAAAGGGAAATGTTATGACTATCATTGAAAAACTTATCGAAGAAATCAACAATCAGTACGGAGAAAACGCTGAGTACATCCTTAATGACTATGATGTGAAAAATGAAATCGGTTACCTTGAAAGACGTGCAGTTCAGAATGACGAAAAGTCAGTTGAATGGGCATACAAAAGAGTTTTGAATCTTGCAGAAAACTTCAACAACAACAGATTAACACCTGCAACTGTTAAAGTAGGTGATGGAGCAACAATAGTTTACTGGTCCGACAGACACGCAGGAACAGTAATCAAGAAGACCAAATGTTCTATAACAATACAGAGAGACAAAGCTACACTTGACCCGAACTTTAAGCCTGAATTCGTTACTGTAGGATTTGCGGCACATTGCACCAATCAGGATGAACAGACTTACACATATGAGGAAGACGAAAACGGAAGCACTTACATATTCAGATGGTCTAAGAAAAGAAACAGATATCAGCAGGGTGGCTCAGATTACTCGATCAGAGCAATTAAAGGAAGACACGAATTCTACGATTACAATTTCTGATGACTAAGTAATAGCGGAGCAGAAATGCTCCGCAGAAAGGAAGAACATTATGGCACTTAAACATTATTTTGAAGCTGAGAGAGTATGTGAAACTGAATACAACGTGTATTTCGAGAACGAATTAGGTGGTGGATTCAGATTTCCGTGTGATGAAAAAGGAAATGTAAACTTTGATTCAATGCAGGAATGTGCGGTAAGCAATTACAATTATGCAATGGCTCATGAGGAAGAATTCCCGATGGCATTCAATCAGGTGATAAAGACTTTCAACAGATACACGAAACCTGCATACGGAATCTGCTGTTGTGGAAGAATAGTTTGTCTCGCAGGAGGATATTACGGAGCAGATGAATGCGATTGCGGCAGATGGTATAACACTTGTGGACAGGAAGTTCTCCCTCCTTCGATGTGGGAAGAAGATTTCGAGTGAAAGCGAGGTGAAAACATGGAAGCAAGAATCGAGAAGGTTGAATCATGTGCAACAAGCGTATATGTATATTTATCTGACGGAACTTGCAAATCTTACAGAGGATACAGCGAAATGACAGATTCTGAATATGCAAGAATTCACGATTTCATCTTCATGCAAGCTAAAAGCGGAAGAACAGAAGGCTGTTGGAACATATACGAATAACCACAAATACCGCTGACCTATCGGCAATACGGGGAGAAAGGGAAACATATGCCTTACACATACGCAGGAACAGATAAGCAGTTCTATCCGACACCTGAAACAATGGTTGACAAAATGGCTCTCATGATTGACTTCAATAAGGTTAGTTCAATCCTCGAGCCTTCCGCAGGAAAAGGAAATATCCTCGACAGACTGAAACAGCATTACAGCTGTAAAAAGACAGATTGGAGATATACCGACTGTATCGAGATAGACAGCAACCTCAGAGCAATACTTAAAGGCAAAGGGTACAACGTAATCGGAGAGGATTTCCTGAACTTCAACACATACTCACAGTATGACCTTATCATCATGAATCCACCATTTGCAGACGGAGACAAACACCTTATGAAAGCAATTGAGATTCAGAAGAATGGCGGTCAGATATGCTGTATTTTAAACGCTGAAACGCTGAGAAATCCTTGTACAGTATACCGACAGGAACTTATGAACAAGCTTGACGAATACAACGCAAACATCAAGTATGTTGAAGGTGGATTCTCCAAAGCAGAACGCAGGACCGATGTTGAAACAGCAATTGTTTATTTGGATATTCCGAAAAAGCAGTATGACTATGACATACTCGAGAAGCTTACAACAGCAGAAGATTTCAAGAATGTTTACGAAAACCTCAATACACAGCTTGTCACCAATGATGTTATAGACAGCATCCTCAGACACTACAATGATGAATGCAGACTTGGGGTTGAACTGATAACACAGTTTGAAGCACTTGAAAGCATACTTCCGAAATCGTCAAGGGATGGTGACATTATATCAATTGAAATACGTACATCAGAAACGGATGCAGGAGCAAGGTCAAAACAGAATGCTTTTATCCGTGAACTGAGATACAAATACTGGACAACATTGTTTCAGACAGGTGAATTTTCAAAGCTTTTCACAAACGAAATTCGTGATAGACTTTACAAGGACATGAACAGATTCAGAAGTTTTGACTTTACGCTCAGCAACATAAAGGCATTGCAGATTGAACTTTCCGCAAATCTAACAAATAACATCGAGGATGCAATCCTGAAACAGTTTGAGGAACTTACATACAAGCACAGCACATCATGTGCAAAGAATGCTCACTACTTCAACGGATGGGTGACAAATGATGCCTACATGATAAATAAGAAGGTAATCATACCTTGCTATGATGTATATGACAGATGGGGTTACTGGAATATGTACAGGATCAGAGACAAGCTTGACGAACTTGAAAAGATACTGACATACCTTGATGGAGGAAAGACCGAGGGTGATGACCTTAACACAGTAACAAGCAGATACAGCAACAGTTATGATAAAAATTATAAGAAGTGGTGCGGTGAAGACATAGAATTCAAGTATTTCAGAGTAGAAGCAAAGAAGAAAGGCACACTTCATGTTTACTTCAAGGATTTGGAACTGCTGAAAAAGTTTAACATCTTCGGAGCAAAGAAGAAGGGTTGGTTGCCTGACAGCTACGGAAAAAAGAAATACAAGGATATGACAAAATCGGAGCAGGAAGTTATTGACAGCTTTGAAGGAGAACGTGCTTATAGCAAAATCATCAATAATCCTGCGTATTACATGAATGTTAGCACCATTAATATGTTAGGTATGAACTGAATACAAAGCCGCCTGAATCGAACGTCAGGCGGCAAAAACAGAAAGGATTTGATATTATGGAAACATACTCAGAAATGAACGCAAGAATTCAGAAGGAAATCAACGCACTTCCGCTTTATTGGGCATTCAGCAAGTCCCAGTGGGATGAAACACTTAAAAAGCTGAATATCTCAGACGAAGAAGCTTCGGAGAAGCTTTGCAGAGGTCCAGGCGGTTCATTCGTTCTCAAATCAGATGCTGATATGATTAAAAGCACAATGGAAAGACACGCAGATGAACTTGACGAAGCAATGAAAGATATTGATTTCTTTAAACAGGCTGTCAAGTACGAAATGGGAAATCACGAATACCATATAAACTATCAAGGTGACTATGATGTACTTTCTGCACTCGGATTTGAATGTGAATACAGAAACGAATTCAAGTCGGCAGGACTTACAGCTGAACAGATTACAGCTTACAATGAAGTAAGAAATGAATTTTTAAGAGAAGCAGACGAGAAAGGTTGGTACTAATGAAAGAAAACAGATTCAGAGAAATCAGAAAAGCATCGGGAATGACACAGAAGGTGTTTAGAGAATATTTCAAGATTCCGAAATCAACAATTGAACAATGGGACATGGGAATGCGTAAAACACCCGAATGGGTTCTTGACCTCATTGAATACAAGCTTAAAAACGAAGGAATTATTTGATATTTTATGTCCGTGTCATTTTCGTGTCATTTTAATTTTATTTTTATGTGAAATCACATGATTTTAAAATAAAATTTCACATCTTTAAAAAATAATAAAAAGCATAAAAACAGCCGATATATTGAGTTGACCTCAGTATATCGGCTTTTGTGTTTTGGCGGAGACGGTGGGATTCGAACACATATCCTACACACCATAAACCGCTTAAAATAGCCTTGCAAAAAATATCGTGTCATTTTTGTGTCATTTCGGATTGAAAAACGAACAATTGTTATTATTCCAAAAACGATTCAAAATAAGCATCAACCCTGTTGTCAACCTCAGTTCTTTCATCGCTGAACGTGTGCTGATAGACTGATTTCATCACGCTCGGAGTAGACCAACCGCCCCTTTCCATTGCATACTTATCAGGAACACCTAACATCAGCATAACACTTGCGTTCAAGTGTCTGAGTTCATGGAACGTCATGTGTTCTATTCCTTTTTGCTTCAACAACCTTGTGAATCTTTTATATACTGCCGTGCTTGATAGTAAAGTTAAGCGTTCTTGTTCAGGCGGCAAGTTGTCAATCAGGTTAAGTATGTATTGAGGAAGCTTGAGTATACGTGTACTGTCGTATGTCTTAGTCTGCTTTTTAGTTACATTTTTTCTGTCAACAGTAACTATGGTTTCATGAATCATCAATACCCCATTCTTGATATCCGATTTCTTAGCTCCTCTGATTTCACTAATTCTCATTCCCTGCCATATTGCCAGCATGACAGGAAGCTCAATTTCATTACCTTTTACTGCATTTATTATCTCTCCAACTTCGGGGAGATTTTTTATTTTCTTTTGAATTCTCGGTAAAGCCACGGAAAGATTTATTTCAGGAGCGTAAACCTTTAGCGAAGCTTGTAATACACCATGAGCGTTATGTACTGTCTTAGGACTGTATTTTGCTGATATGGAATTGAAAAAGTTTTGCATTATGTCATTTGTTATTTCGCAAAGCTTTATATCTGTTATATCTGCAAGAGCGTTTTTTCTGTACTTCCTATATCCTGAAATAGTAGTCGGAGACAGTATATTAACCTTGCTATCAATGTATTTGTCGATACATTCTCCTACTGTGAAATCTGATACTTTAGGTTCTTCGTTCATCAACCATTCTGTTGCTTTCCATTCAGCTTCTTTTTTTGTTGGAGCAGTAAAGCTTTTTACAACCTTGTCCTTTGTTGCTCTTACTCTCCAATTTCCCGATGGAAGTTTCTTTGCTTTAGCCATTTCCGATTATCCCCAAAATGAAAATTGAACAGGCTCGAATGAAAGAACTTTCTGATACGTTGACAAGTCGGTTGCATCAAAATACAATTCTATGTTAAATGATTCTGATTTATCAATCTTTCCTGCATAATCCTTTTCGTCAAGCTTGAATGATGTGGTTGTTTTCTTTCCTGCCGGAATAGATTCGCTGATACTACAATCAAACATATAGTCATTGGCAGAAAGTGAATTCGATGATATATTCAAGTTAGAATCTGTTTTGTTCTCGATAGTCAGATTGAAGATATATATATAAGTGTCATCATCCCTGAATTTCATATCTACATCATCAACCGAAATGTATATCCCATTATCATAGTAAACGAGACTTGAATTATATCCATCAACAGAATAGAACTTCATGTCGGGGCGGTAAGGTTCAGCCAACGAAGGATATTGTGCTATTGCCTTTTCGATAAATTCTGCATAGTTATCAAATACATATTTCTTTTCAGAAGCTGAATATCCTTCAAGACTAAGTTTATTACCATTGAACATAACATATGATGGATAATGTGTTGTGTCAGCTTTTGCTGTTGTAGTTGATGCAGTCGATGTGGAAATATAATCCTTGTGCATCTGTTCGAGCATACTACTTGCTTCTTCATCACTTAATGAATAAGCATCAATCGTAGTAGAAGCAGGTTGTTCAGTAGTCATTACAGATTCCCCGATGAATGATGATTCTTCCGTATTTCCACATGATGCAAGCATAATCATTAAAGCAACAGAAATTATTGACAATTTGTATTTCATAAAAATCCTCCAAAAATAGCCGAAAATCAAAACGTGGTACATTTACGTAACAAATCCGTAACGAGTTTGTACCGACTTTGTACCGAAATCGGCACGTTAGATTAGAATAGATTAGAATAGATTAGAATAGATTAGATTAGGTTAGTTTAGTTTTAACACGTTTCGACAAAACTATTTTATATTTCTTTCTTTGTGTATGTTTATCATGTACTCTAAAACAGATATTTTTTCTTCAAATGACAACGATTTGAAATATGAAACTATTTCCAAATCAATATTAAAATTAAAGTTACTTCCGAACGCTATGCAGTTATTATCTCCTGATATTGTTCTATCCGAATTTGATACATGATTTTTCTTACTCATAGTTATACCTTTTTATCTAAAATATATTTCATGATATCAACCTTTTCTGAGAAATCAAGGCTCCTGAAAACCGATATCATTTCACGTTCTATATCGGATAAGTCTGAATCCGATTTGGATTCGATGACATTGTTGTTTCCTGCTATGCTGTTATCTGAATTCTCGATAATACAATTGTTTGAATTTGTACTACTGTCGCACACAATAGTATTGCTGTCGGTCCTGCCGAGCATATAATCCACAGACAGATCCAAATAGTCTGCGATGTTGGTTAAAGGCTCTAATCTTGGATAACATCCCCTGTTCTGCATAGATGACATAAGATTAAGGTTTATATCCAGTTCAGAAAGCATCTTATTCAGCGGAATATTCTTTTCTTTTAGCGTTTGTTTGATTAAAATAGACATTTCTTTAGCTGTTCTCATCAGAAATCACTCCTTTTTATGATAATTATAGAATTTTCCGTTCATTTGTATGCTATATTTATGTAAATTATAGAAATTTGCTCGAAATTCAAACATTTTTATGATTTAGTATTGAAATATACTCGAACATATGTTATAATGTTTACATAGTAAACACAATAAACGAATGAAAACAACATGATTGTTGAGCCTATTATATCATATGTGTTTACATTTGTCAACACTTAATCAATAAAAGGAGTGATGAATTTTGAGTAATTGTTTGAGAATGTGTCGAGAAAGAGCAAATATCGGGACAAGAGAACTTGCAAGAATGGTTAATGTAAGTCCGACATTCATTTGCAGAGTTGAAAATGGTTCGAGATGGCTTTCGTTCCCTCTTGCAATTGAGATTTCAAAAGCTCTTGGATGTAGTCTCAACGAACTTGCAGGAATCGAGGTGAAGTCTGATGCCGAAAATAGCGTTGAATGAAAGTCAGAGAGAGCACAACAGATTACAGCACAACATGGAATACGCTTTGCGTGGAATGTCGGTGCTTAAAGCATCTGAAATACTTGGTTGGAGCGTAACAAAGCTGAACAACAAGATCACTAATCCTGAAAACCTTAGCTTCTCAGAAATGAAGCATATATGCAATGTTTTCAGAGTAGACTTTCAGAAGTTTATAATCGGAGAGCTTGAAGGAATACTAATCTGAAAGGAGAAAGGGTATGAATTTAGAAGCAATGGCAACGATGATTGCTGACTACGTTGAGAAACGTGCAAGAATTCCGATGTGCGCATCGGAAGTGATGCAGAAGCTTACGGAACAGGAAATAAGATTTTATTTCAGACACGTTTTCGGAGGTATACATCATGGATGCTGAAAAAAGAAAGAAGCTTCATGTACTGTTGGACTTATGCATAGACAACGGAACAAGTTTTACTTATTTCGCTTCAACGAGAGTTATCGAATTCGCAAAGTGGGATAAGTTTGGCGAAATCAAAGGAATGAGAAGTTTTTGGTTGAACGCTTCACACAGAGACGAGAAGCTTGACGAACTGACGAAATGGGTAGCAGAAGTCGAGGAGGTAATAAGTGATGATTCTGAAGCCTAAGACAGCAAAAGAATGGTTGCAAATGCGACAGGAAGTAGGAATAGGCGGTTCAGAAGCAGGAACAGTTCTCGGAGTAAATAAGTATCAAACAAATGTTGACCTTTGGTCAATCAAATGCGGCTTGAAGAAAAGACCTGATTTATCAGACAATGAAGCTGTAATGTACGGAAAGAAAGCAGAAGAATACATTCGAGCATTATTTATTCTTGATTATCCTCAGTACAATGTTGATTATCATGAATTTTGGATGTATCAGAATGATGAACTACCTTTCATTTTCGCAACACTTGACGGAGAACTAACAGATAAGGAAACAGGCAGGAGAGGGATTCTAGAAATCAAAACCTGCACAATACGAAACAAAAACCAATGGTTTGAATGGGATGATAAAATCCCTGATACGTACTATGCACAAATATTACATCAGTTCAAAGCTACTGGTTGGGATTTCGCAATACTGTTAGCCTACATCAGACACTACGGAAAAGACGGAGAACTTAAAACAACTATAAGGCCGTATTTCATCGAACGAAAAGATGTTGAAGATGATATTGAATGGCTTGTGGAGGAAGAAAAGAAGTTTGTTGAAGCTGTAAAAAGCAGAACAAAACCGAATTTAATTCTTCCGAGAATCTAAACAAAGGAGCAAAAGTAATGGAATTGATTTTAAAATCAGAATCTTTAAACCTTCCGAAAGAGATTGAGAATCTCGAAGCTTTAAAGAGCGAACTAATCCCGATGCTTGACAGATACAAGAACCTTGTTGTAACTGAGGACAGCATTGCAGGAGCGAAGAAAGACAAGGCTACACTTAACAAGCTGAAATCAGCTATTGAGGAACAGCGTAAGGCAATTAAGAAACAGTATCTTGAACCGTACAACGTACTCGAAGCACAATGCAAAGAGGTTGTAGCGTTGATTGACGAGCCAGTAAAGGCTATTGACGAACAGATTAAAGCGTTTGATGAAATCGAAAAGAAAGATAAACTGATGAAGCTGAAAACAGCTTTCTTCAAAACTTCTCATCCTGAATGGCTCACGTTTGAAAAGGTACTTCCTCAGAAGTGGATGAACAAGACTGAGAAGGTTGAAAACCTTATAGATGCAATTACAAATACAGTATCTAAGATTACCGGAGAGCATGAAGGTCTGAGACAGATGTTCGGACAGAACCCAACATTCTCGGCAATCGAAATGAAATTCATCGAATCTCTTGATTATGCACAGACACTTGAGTATGCGCATAAACTTGAAGAGCAGAGAAGACTTGAAGAGCAGAGAAAAGCTGAGGAAATGCAAAACGCACAGCAGGAACGCTCAGAAACGCAGGAGAACGCTTCAACGGAAGCTAAGGTAAACACCTTAGAAGAATCACAAAGCGTTAATATAAGCGAATATGAAGCAAATGAGAGCATAGTTTCAGGTAACTTCCACGTTGAATGCACAAGAGCACAGTTAATCGCACTTCGTGATTATATGAAGTCAAACGGAATCAAATTCAATCTTATAAAGTGAGGTAAATGTTATGGCAGTAGGAAATAGTTTAACAACAAGACCGAAGTTCACAGCGGTGATTAATTCGGATGGTTACAAGAAGATGATAAACAATACGTTAGGCAATCCCGATAAGGCTGCACGTTTCGTCACAGCAATTACATCAGCTGTAAGCACGAATCCTGCACTTGCTGAATGCGATGCTTCAACAATCGTTTCAGCAGGACTTCTCGGAGAAGGTTTAAACCTTTCACCTTCGCCACAGTTAGGGCAGTATTACCTTGTTCCTTTCAACGATAAGAAGAACGGAAGAAAGGTTGCACAGTTTCAGATTGGCTACAAAGGATATATTCAGCTTGCAATAAGAAGCGGACAGTACAAGAAACTGAACGTGCTTCCAATCAAGGCAGGGGAGTTAATCAGATTTAATCCTCTTGACGAAGAAATTGAGGTAAAACTGATTGATGATGAAGTAGCAAGAGAGAATGCTGAAACAATCGGATATTATGCAATGTTCGAGTACACAAACGGATTCAGAAAAGCAATTTACTGGAGCAAGGATAAGATGTACTCACACGCTGAGAAGTACAGCATGGGATTCAAGGCACATAAAGGATATACGTTTTGGGAAAAGGACTTTGATTCGATGGCTTGCAAGACAATGCTTCGCCAGTTGATTTCAAAGTGGGGTATCATGAGCGTTGATATTCAGAAGGCTTATGAATCCGATATGGGAGTAGTTTCAGAGGGTGGAAATGTAGATTACATTGATTCTCCTGCATATGAACCACAGCAGATGCAGAGCGTAAATGAGGTTGTAGTTGAGAATCCTGCTACTGCAGATGACTTTGATTCAATCATGGAGGGATAAGCGAGCGGTGAACAGAGTAATTTTAATCGGCAGACTAACCGCTGATCCTGAACTAAGACAGACACAAAGTGGCGTTTCATCTTGCAGATTTACTGTTGCAGTAAACAGACAGTTTAAGAATCAGCAGACAGGAGAATACGAAGCGGATTTTGTTTCATGTACTGCATGGAGACAGACGGCAGAATTCGTTTCAAGATATTTCACAAAGGGACAGATGATAGCCTTAACAGGAACATTAAGAACTGGAAGTTATAAGGATAAAAACCATTCTGATGTTACTCATTACACAACAGATGTTTTCGTTGATAATGTCGAATTTTGTGGAGACAAGTCTAAACAAAGCGGAAATCAGCAGACAAGTCAGCCGAATCCGATGGCAAGTCAGCTTGTACAGAATGCAATGCAACAGGGTGTTGATACTTCACAGGGTTCAACAGATTATTTCGAGGAAATAATTTCCGACGGAGATATACCGTTCTGATACACTAATCAGCGAAAGGAGGTGAAGCAATGGCTGAGAAAAGAATGTTTTCAAAAACTGTTGTTGATAGTGATGCTTTTCTTGATATGGCTCTTTCAACACAAGCTTTATACTTCCATTTAGGAATGAGAGCAGATGACGATGGATTCCTGAATAATCCGAAAAAGGTTACACGAATGATAGGGTGCAATGAAGATGAATTAAAGGTTCTCATAGCTAAGAATTTTGTAATCGTATTCGACACAGGAGTAATAGTGATAAAGCATTGGAAACAGCATAACAATGTAAGAAAAGATATGTACAAGCCTACTATTCATCAGCGTGAATTTTCAATGCTGAAACTGAATGACGATAAATCATACATTGTAAATACTGACCCTGTTGAAACGAAAGCAATAGCTTCTGAACGTGCGGTGGCAAGCACGATAGAAACAACAATCGTTGAACAGGAAATTGAAAAGAAAGACAAGAGATTTAAACCTCCGACAGTTGAAGAAGTAAGAGCATACTGCAAGGAAAGACAGAACAATGTTGACCCTGAAAAGTTCGTTGATTACTACACTTCAAACGGATGGTCAGTAGGTAAAAACAAGATGAAGGATTGGAAAGCGGCTGTAAGAACATGGGAGAAGAACAACAGCAAAGCGAACTTCAATACTGCTTACAGCAACAGGAATCCACCTATAACAAGTTCTTCTGCAGATAGCGAATACTGGGACAGCATAATGCCGAATTATTAAAATCAAGGGTGTATTGATATGGATAGACTTATATCGAAAATAGCTTCAAAATCTGAACAGGAAATCACAATAACTGATTGCGATTACAAGAATGATGATGGCTTGTGGATGTGTGGTAAATGCCACACTCCGAAGCAGGTTCGTGTTGAGGTACTCGGAAGGGTAATGACACCATTATGTTTATGCAAATGCGAATCAGAAAAGCCAAAGCCTGGAGAGGTTGCTTCAAAACAGCTTGAACTGAAATCGAGAATCGAAACAAACAGAAACAATGCTTTTGCAGGAATTCCAATAACAAATTCAATTAACTGCATAAGGAACTGGAAGTTTGATATTGACGATGGTTCGATGCCTGATATAACATCACGTTCAAAGAAATACGTTGAAGTCTTTGATGATATGATTGTTTCGGGAAAAGGAATTCTTTTCTACGGAAACACAGGAACAGGAAAGACATTTCAAAGCGTTTGCATAGCGAATGCGTTACTTGACAAAGGATATACAGTTGCAGTAACATCGTTCGGCAGAATCGAAAGAGAATCCTTCAACAACAGACAGCAATACCTTGATGAATTGAATAGAAATCAGCTGATTGTAATTGATGATTACGGAACAGAAAGATACAACGATTATATGCAGGAAATTGTTTACAGCGTAATCGATGACAGATGCAAAATAGGACTTCCGTTTATCGTAACATCAAACATGAATGCAGATGAATTTAAGAATCCAAAGACAAGGAATGATAAAAGAATTATGTCGAGAATTCTTGACAGATGCGTTCCGATATTAATCAAAGGGGAAGACAGGAGGTTGATGAAAAAGTGACGGAAAATGAGTTCCTGAACACAGCGTTAGGAATAGTTCTTCTGATTGTAGGTTTTACTTTGTGGTATTACAACAGGAAACCAAAACCGAGATACGAATACTATCGAGGGTTGTGTAAATCCATTCATTACTTCAATGAAAAAGCTACTGAGATAGAGCAAATGATTCAGATGATTTATGACATTGAGAACACTCCGAAGTGCGAAAGAAAAAACTTAACGATAGCAATTCCCGACACACTTACAAGAGAGGTGAATGCAGGAAAATTTCAGATTAAAAGAATGCGAGATTCTGATATTTTTATCAAGATAATTGATAAGCAATGCGTCGAAGCTTGTAATCTTCTGACAGAGCAATTAGATGAAGCAATAAAGAATGGTGTTATATTTACTTGTGATACGGAAGAATGCTTTGATGACTTGGGGGAAGAAGAGACAGGTACAATTTCAGTATCAGACTATCAGCTAGGGGACTATGAAATTTGAGCAAAAATGCGTACTCCCCTGTTTTACAAATTCGATTCAACTACTCATAATGGTATAATATAAATGGTAGATATGAATGATGAATTTGTGGGTGCTTCGATAGGGGATATACACGGAAAGAAGGTATACAATGTGAGCCAAAAAAAGTATCTTACGAAAAATTGTGCTACTTGTGGTGGTGTTGCTATTACAATATCAGAAGAAGAATATGACGGAAAATCTCGTGCATTCTTCTCATATGTGAACACTAAATACTGTACCGAATGTTCTGATTTTTGGTACAAGGAAACAAGAAAAAATGCTCAGAAGAATTGGAGAGCGAGACGAAAGATAATAAACAAACAGCTTCAAAAACGTAATTCAATGTTGCAGGAATATGCTGAAAGACTTGTTGCAAAAAACATGGAATTACAACACGAACTGGACATGATTAAACGATGAAAACATACTAAGCAAAGCGTAATAAATTATTGTACCAATATCCGAAACAGGATATCATAAAAATTAAAATTAAGGAGAAATATTATGAAGAAGATTTCAACATCAGTAGTTGCAATTGCTCTTGGAATGAGCGAGTGCGACATAAGAGAGAAGTACGAAGGAGCAAAGGAAATTGAGTACGCAGAAGGTCTCAGACTTATGGAGAACACAAAGATTAAGCGTTACACCGAAGAAGCTGACGAGTACAGAAAGAACCTTGAATCAATCAAGGCAATCATGGGATGAACAAGGGTAAGAAGTACGAGGAACACACAGCACACAAGATGCGTTGGAATGGATTTATATTCGTGAAAGTAGTCGGGCAGAGTTCCGACTACGGAGCGGATGTGATTGCAAGAGATTTGTTCCTGAGAAAGACAATTGTACAATGCAAGAATTACGGTAAGCCTGTAGGAGTAAAAGCCGTTCAGGAAGCATTCACAGCAAAGAAGTTTTACCATGCGAGAAGATGTATAGTAGCAACAAACACCACATTCACAAAGAATGCTAAGAAGCTTGCATCTGAGTGCGGAGTGGAACTTTGGGAAAAGTATTGAAAGGGTGATGTAATGAGATTTGATTTTGAGATTCCGGGACAGCCGATGGCGAAACAGAGACCAAATTTTTCGACAGCAGATGGGTTTGTAAAGACATATACTCCGAAAGAAACAGCAAGCTATGAGAATCTTGTTAAGCTTGTGTTTCAGCAGAAATTTGGAAGTGACAGCATCCCGAAGGAAAGTATGGTAAGAACAAAAATCCAAGCATTCTACAGCATTCCTAAATCAACAAGCAAGAAGAAAACAATAGAAATGCTTGACGGATATGTAAGACCTACAAAGAAGCCTGATACCGATAATGTTGCGAAAATAATTCTTGACAGCTTGAACAAAATCGCCTTCCATGACGATGCGCAAGTTGTGGAACTGACAGTCGAAAAATGGTATTCGGAACATCCATGTGTTAAAGTATTTATTGAGGAGATTTGATATGAGTATAAACGATGAAATCAAGGCTGAATTAGATTCAATTCAGAAGGCAATAAAGAGGATTGACTATAAGCTTTCAGGAACAAATAAAGTTAAGTCAAAGGCTGAGAGAATAATGCCAAGCTTCGATGTGAAAGAAGCTTATGCAATTGAGATTTCAAGAAATGGAACTGTAAGAGTACCGCTTCTCGACCCATCATTCGACAAGGTATCACCAAGTAACACAAACTGCTTCATGAATGAGTGTTTTGCAGGTGACATAGCATCAAAGATAGACCATATACTTAAAGTTGCTACGCTTAAAGAATGGCTTTGTCCGAACTATACAAAAAGTCACGGATTTGCTATATGTGAAGATTGTCAGACAGGGAAATACGAAGTGTTTCACGTTAGCGAAAGCAGATTTATTCCGAATGCTGTTATCTTCTTTGATACTCAGGAGAACGCAACAAAGGCGGTTGAAATCTTGAATACAAGATACTATGACGAAGATTGAACCTCCATGCAGAAGATGTGAGAAACGATATATAGGCTGTCATGCAAGATGTGTAAAATACACAGCATACAGACTATATATCGAACACAGAAATGAAGAAATACGCAAGATAAATGATGAAGAAAGCTTCTACGTTGATATTTCAAGATATTATAAACGTAAATTAAGACAAATTGATAAAATGAATAAAGGCAGGAAATGAAAGAGGTGGCAAAATGATAGCATGGGTTGGATTGATTTGTGCTTTCGGCATAATGGTTGTGTTGGTTTGCATAGGAGGTGCTGACGATGATAAATGATTATATGAACAAACCAAAGTACACTTGCACAGACTTCACTTGTAACGGAAAATGTTCTTCATGCGGTGCTTGTTGTTCCGATATCCTTCCAATGTCGAAACTGGAAGTCAAGGAAATCAAGCGTTACATGAAGAAACATAAAATTAAGGAACAGAGACACGTTCTCACAACGAAAGTTGACTTAACTTGTCCGTTCCGAGACGAGAAGAATAAGAAGTGCCTTGTGTATGAAGTCAGACCTGAGATATGCAGAAGATTCATGTGCAATCACAAACAGGAAGATATTGCAAAGCAGAAATTCAACTTTCATCAGAGACACGATGTTGTGTTTATGAGGAAAGAATTTTTCGGGAGTAAAGAAGAGGATGCGTTTTCTGAAATGATGAGGATGGTGTTGGAATGACGATGTGCAAAGAAATGTTAAGCCTGAGAGAATGGCTTAACACAAAGGATATCAAGTGGAATGATGCGAGTACGATTTGCGATTGTGCTACCATTGAAAAAATGAGAATATTAGGAATTGACAAACAGTACGCAGATACAACGATTTACAGAACACATTTTAGCTATAAAGGACATGAAGTTTCAGTAATCAACGGCTACGGAACATACGGAGGATATGAGCCATTCACAGATAAGAATTATGGATGTTTGGAAATGATGATAGACGGAAATGAGCCTCTCGGCTGGTTGTCGGCTGAGAATGTTATTAAGAAGTTGGAGGAATTAAAATGAGAGAAATTTTATTCAGAGGTCAAACGAGAAGAAAGGGTGAAAAAGTCACTATAGGCGGTACACCTGTTCCAAGCAATTGGGTTTATGGCGGTGTTGCTCAGACGATGCCTGATAGAGATTTTTCGATTATATATCAGCGTAAACCTTATATTGTTTACGCTGATACAGTCGGGCAGTACATAGGAATAACAGACAAGAATGGTGCAAAGATTTTTGAGGGAGATATTGTAAGAATTGACGATGACGAAGATATTTATGTTGTCGAATATAATGATGAAGAAGCTGTATTTGAAGTGATAGGACAGTTTAACTGTGTGTGTTATAACTTTTCTTCGGAATTATCTGGAAGAGATGTTGAAATCATTGGAAATATTAATGATAACCCTGAGCTACTTGAAACGGAGGACGAAGATGCACGTTGAATTAATTACACACACCCCAAATCCCGAAGAAGTCGTAACGCAAGCCGCAAGACTTTGTTACACTTCAAAATCATTCTCTGACATATCAACGGATAATTCAGAGGATTTTATTGATAAGCTGATGAACATGGGGCATGAATCACCATTTGAACACGTGAGTTTCACATTCGGAATCGAAGGTATTTCAAGAGCCTGTTCTCATCAGTTAGTGAGACACAGGATAGCTTCTTACTCACAGAAAAGTCAGCGTTATGTTGATGAATCGGGAGTGCAGTTCGTACTTCCTGAGAGCATTGAAGCAAACAAGTCAGCGTTAATGATATACTCAAATGTAATGAGTTACATAGCGAATGCGTATACAGAACTTACAGAGAATTTCGGGATTCCGAAAGAAGATGCTCGTTTCGTTCTTCCGAATGCTTGTGAGACAAAGATAATCGTGACGATGAATGCACGTTCTCTGTTCAATTTCTTCAAACACAGATGCTGTAACAGAGCGCAATGGGAAATCCGAGCCGTTGCAAATGAAATGCTGAGATTATGCATGGATGTTGCGCCTGAGATATTCAAGAATGCAGGTCCGAGTTGCGTTACTGAAGGGAGATGCCATGAAGGTAAAATGAGCTGTGGTAAAATGAATGAAATGAAGGAGAAGCACAACAACAATGAATGACAAAAGACTAATCCCCTGTCCGTTCTGCGGATGTGAGAAAATAAATCTGAATAAGAAAATAGTCGGTTCTGAAACGTTGGTATATTATGCAGTATGCAAGTCGTGTGGCACAATAGGACCAAAGAAAACGATTGAAGAATCCGCTATAAGAATGTGGAACAGGAGGATGTGCTGAGATATGATGGTTAACGGCAAGTGGTATTCTGAAACTGAGACAGCTTCATTGATTGAAACATTGCAGAAAGAAAATGAAGCGTTGAAAAGCAAATTGAATAGTTCAAATGAATCGTTAAAAACAGCTATTGAGGATTTGAAAAAATATCTGAAACTGGCTGTTGAGGACTTATCGAGTGAAGCAGGAATAAGCTTTGAGTATGAGGACGAGGTTGAGAAACTGATAGGAGGTATTGAAAATGGATAATTTATTTATGATAATCTTTTCACTTGTATCTTTCGGACTTGGATATGTAGTAGGTGTTCTGAATACAGAATATGCTTACGATAATGACGAACCCGAAATAATAATCGTGGAAGAAAACAAGGAAGAATAACGATGATTGAGAAGGTTGAAAAATGCCTTTTCTGTGGTTCTGATTTCGTCAAGGATAATCCAAAACGAAAGTATTGTAGTATAAGATGCAAGAATAATTATACATACCACAAAAACATTGAATACAGCAGGAAGAAGAATAAAGAATACTATCAGCGTAAAAAGGAACATGAAAAAACAAGAAAATGTCAGAACTGTAATGAAGTTGATGTTTTCGGGAATGCAAAGTTTTGTTTAAAATGTTGCGTTGAAATGTCTTTTGAAGCGGATACATCAGAAGAACGAACGAGATTCAAGCAGATTTTATTCTGCAGAGGATATGATTCAAAATCGACTTACGAAATGTATAAAGACATACAGAAGTTTGGCGAAATCAGAATTTATTGAATAAAAACGGAATGGGAAAATGGTATTATGAAAGCAAGAATATATACAACAGGCATACAGATAGAGAAAGCTGCAAAGGAGGTGATATGAATGAGTTCAAAAAGCCTTATTTCATGGAGAAGCAAAGCTGAAATCATAGCTGAACATTACGGATATGAAAATCAGCGTGAACAACTTATAGAGGAGTTATCCGAACTTATTCTGTCAGCACAAAAGGTAAAACGAGCAAAACGTGATATAGAAGAAAATCAGCTTACAGAAAGCAGAAAAAAGACTTTTTACGATGCTCAGAATAATTTCATCGAAGAAATTGCAGATGTTGAGATTATGATTTGCCAAATTAAGTATTTCTTAGGAAAAGAAAATGTAAATGCAGTTATAGAACGTAAAATCAACAGGCAAATGGAAAGAATCAAGAAATAACATAATGAAATACTACTCAAAAAGCTGAAATCTAACATTTTTGTTGGTTTTCAGCTTTGTTTATTCACAAAAATGAATCAAAAATATCAGAATTCAAACATTTTTGTTGATTTTGACTATTTACAAATTAACATTTGTGTGATATGATATGTATAGTTTCAGTGCTGTAGATTTACTTATAGTAACTTGCTTCTTCCAAGCATCGGGGAGATTGAAAAAATCTCCCCACCCTTTCTATTCGTGGCAGATTAGAGAAATGGTATCTCGCAAGGCTCATAACCTTGAGGTAGTGGGTTCGATTCCTGCATCTGCAACCAGCAGTTATTTACTGCGCTGCATGTTTTCATATTCAGTTCTGAGTACGCTTTAAACGGAATTTTGCTATTCGGAACTGAATACCACCTTTATTGAAATTTCCATACTGTTTAAATACTGACATTAACCCTCTTTCTGTTTAGGGCGGCACAAATAAAGTGTCACCCTCGTGCCAAATGAGAAGACCCATTTGTATAATACTTCTTTTCAATCAGTAAAACGTCTCAGCAAGTCTTTTGTTGAGACTGTTTTACTATATAGAGATATGTCAGTATTTGTCGAAAATAAGGTATAGCCAAGCGGTAAGGCAACGGATTTTGGCTCCGTTATTCGCAGGTTCAAATCCTGCTACCTTAACCACAAATCAATGTTTGGAGGTGATGTTGATAATTGCTTATTTCGGAGTATATAAAAAGCGTTACGATTCCTAAAAAAATTGTAGCAACATTTCTAAGTATAATTGTGTTTGTTGTATCATGGACAATGATAAGCAAATGTGCTTCTTCTCCTGCTGTTCCATCAATAATTGATATTCTGAAAGAAATGCCTATTGTACTTAGTGATGATAAATTTATATCGAATTTATTATCTACAATGAAGATATTGCTTTATGGTATCATCTCAGGCTGTCTTGTTGGTGTCATTTTGGCTGTCTGCTGTTCCTTGTATGTAAATATAGGTTTAGTGGCAGACAGGCTTATACACGCATTGAGAACGATTCCTGCAATAGCTTTGTTCCCTATCATTTTGGCTGTTTTGGGGATAGGTGATGAAAGCAGAGTGTTTATTATATTTTGGACAGCTATGCCACCTACTTTCATTTCAACCTTATTCGGATTGAATAACGTTGATGCTTCGGTAATAGAAGCATCTGAGGTAAGCGGAGCAAACAAGTATACAATAATGCGAAGAATAAAATTTCCGTTGTCAATAATAGAAATGCTGAATGGTGTGAAAATATCAATAGGCACAGGATTTATTTCATCGGTAACAGCTGAAATGCTTGGAGCAAACAAAGGTATCGGATACATGATACTGTGGGAAACAAATTCGTTCAAGTATTGCAAGGTATATTGCTATATTTTTGTTGTTGCAATCTTAGGATGCACAGCAAATTATATTATAGACAAAATCATAAAATTATCAGAAAGGAAGTTATTCGGATGAATAAGAAATTAATCGCAATTGCTTTGACAACAGCATTTGCAACAGCTTGTTTTACAAGCTGTGAAATGTCAAAAACAGAAAACGCTAACACAATGAAGTATGTAGGGCTTAAAGTGTATGACCCTGTGTACATAGCAAAAGACAAGGGATTATTCGACGCAGAAGGTGTAAACGTAGAAATCGTTGACCTTGTAGCAGGAGGAGCAACAGCGGTTGAAATGGTTTCGAGTGGTGATGTGCAGGGAGCATTACTTTCTACGATGGCTCTTATTAATGCCAAATCATCAGGACTACCAGTTATAGGAGTTGCAGACATTCAATCGAGCTTCAACGATGCTCCGCTTGAACAGTTCTTCGTTAGAAGTGACAGCGGAATAGTAACAGTTTCAGACTTAAAGGGAAAGAATGTTGCTATAAATCTTGTGAAATCATCATTCCATTACACATGGCTTATGGAACTTGCAAACAACAATGTATCTGCAGATGATATCAACTTTGTACAGTTACCTTTCAGCGAACAGCTTGACGCTCTTAAACGTGGCGAAGTTGATGCAATAGGTCTTATGTCTCCGTACATTAAGAACGCAGAGGAAAGTGAAAACGTATCAGAATTGTATAACGCTTGTGATGTGTTCGGAGAAAAGCAGTTCTGCGAAATTTTCCTCAACGAAACATGGGCGGAAAAGAACAACGATACAGCAACAAAGTTCGTTTCGGCTATTTCAAGTGCCGAGGAGTGGGCAACAAACAATCAGGAAGAAGCAAAGCAGATTATAAGCAAATATACTGGAATCGATGCAAGCATGATTGAGGATTACCATTTTCAGCCTAACGCAAAGTGCGTAGAGGAAGATTGCCAGTTTTGGCTTGACTACATGAAAGAAAACGAAGGTGCTTCTGATAAACTTACTGTTTCTGATGTTGTAACAAACAAGTACAACAAGAAGGTGAAATGATATGAATACAGAAATCATTAAAATTTCAGAACTTATTGACAATCCAAAGAACACAAGAAGGCATCCTGAAAAGCAGATAAAGGAGTTTATCCGTTCAATCGAAATGTTCGGACAGGTAAGACCCATTGTGATTGACGAAAACAACATGGTGCTTATAGGTCACGGACTTAAAAAGGCACTCGAAACAATGGGTAAGGAAGAATGCTCGGTACTCCGTAAATCAAATCTTACAGAAGCACAGAAGAAAAAGCTTCTGCTTTCTGACAACAAGATTTATGCTTTGGGTGTTGATGATTATGATGCAATCGAGGACATCATAAAGGAAATAGGAGATTTTGATATTGCAGGATATGATTCTGACATTCTTGAAGAACTTTATGGTATTTCATCTGTTGAGGAAGATGCTTCAAAATCGGTTGTAAACGTGTCTCAGTTGGCATCGGAATCAAACAGTATAAATACACCAACACAGCCTAACGCAAACGTACAGCCTTCTCAGGCAACAGTAAACACACAGGAAAGACCACCTTCAAATGCTGTGCTCGAAGCAAGACAGAAATACGAAGAATCAAAACAGGAAGTAGGCAAGTTTGTTATATGTCCTTCTTGTGGAGAAAGGATTGACTTGTAATGCTTGTAAAAAAGGAGTTAGGTATTGATGTTCTAACTGCGGCAAAGCAAAGAATCATAGAAGCTTTTAAATCCGGAAACAAGTTTGAACTGTCTTTCTCAGGAGGGAAAGACAGTATAGTATTATCAGATATACTGTACAATCTATGTATTCAAGGCAAAATTGATAAATCGAAACTGTCGGTTTCGTTTTTTGATGAAGAAGCAATGTATGATGATGTTATTGATATAGTCAAGCTTTGGCGAAGCAAATGGATGGACATAGGAATTAAATTCACTTGGTATTGCATACCAATAAAGCATTTTAATTGCTTAAACACCATGAACGATGAAGAAACATTCGTGTGTTGGGATGAACGCAAAAAAGATGTATGGTGCAGACAAAAACCGAAATTCGCTGTTTCCGACAATGAGTATTTGATACCAACTAAAGACAATTATCAAACGTGGGATGCACGCAGAAGAAGTTGCCTTAACATAATATCAATTCAAGGTGTAAGAGCATCAGAAAGCATTCAGCGTTTGAAAAATATAGCAAACACGAAGAACGCAGTGGCAAACAGTTCGGGAAGCATGTTTCCTATTTATGATATGACAGACAAAGATGTTTGGCTGTATATCAAAAAATACGGATGTGAAATACCAAAAGCTTACGAAAACTTATACAGAGTAGGAACAGCCAAAAATAAACTTAGAATCTCTCAGTTCTTTTCCATAGATACTGCACGTTCTCTTGTTTCGTTGTCAGAAATGTACCCTGACCTAATGGAAAGGGTAACCAAAAGAGAACCAAACGCATATTTGTGCGCAATGTACTGGGATACAGAAATGTTCGGCAAAAGCACATCAAACAGAAGAAAACTTGAAGAAAATCAAGAGCAAAAAGATTATAAATCTCTTTGCTTTGAGAAAATAAGAAACATCGACAAAGAAGAATCGGAAAGCAAAAGAAAAGTAATCGATAAGGTTAAGAAAATCATATGCAAAGCACCTAATATGACCGACAAGCTTTATAAACAAGCTTACGAAATTATAATTACAGGTGATCCAAAAAGCAGAAAGTACAGAGCATTTGTTAGCACTATTTTTGATAATTATAGTAAGCAGAGCAAGGAGAATGAAAAATGTCAGAATTAAGTGAGATTTTAAATCCTATTGCAAATGTGCAAATAGTAGACCATGACATGCTGAAACCAAACAATTACAACCCGAATAAAGTTACTGAGGATAATCTGAAACTTCTTACACAATCAATACTCACAAATGGATGGACATTGCCTATTGTTGTAAGACCTGATTTCACGATTATTGACGGATTCCATCGTTGGACAGTATCGGGCAGAGAACCTTTAAGGTCTAAACTGAATGGCAAGGTTCCTGTTGTAATTGTAGACCACAAAGACCATGATGAAGATATTTACGGAACAATCACTCATAACAGAGCAAGAGGTACTCATCTTTTAGAGCCTATGAAAGCTATTGTTAAAGAACTTTTAGACAATGGCAAAAGCATTCCTGAAATATCAAAACAGCTCGGAATGAAACCCGAAGAAATATTCAGATTGTCAGATTTCACAAGAGACGATTTTCTGAATATGCTTACAGAAGGCCACAACAAATTCTCTACTGCGTACATAGTTAAGGATGTGTAATTATGGGAAGAAGAAAAATAGTATTTGACGACAAGCAATTTTCTTCTGTAGAATACATGGCAATGATTCATTGTACAGGAGAAGAAATAGCGGGTGTTATGGGTGTAGATTACGATACCCTTAACCGAATAATTAAAGACAAATACAAAATGAGCGTATCCGAATTCTTGAAAGCAAAAGGCAGTAATGGAAAAATGTCATTGAGAAGAGCGCAATGGAAAGCTGCAGAAGCAGGAAACGTTTCTATGCTCATATGGTTAGGAAAGCAATGGCTTAATCAGAATGACAGACAAGAAATCACAACTGCGAACATTGACGAGAATACAAGAAATGAGTTGAGCAGTCTTGTTGAAAAATTCAATAAATTCAGTAATTCTAACGAAGGAACAGACAGTTAATATTCTTGTTCAAACACCATATTTATTCGGTCATGCAGTAGGCTTCAATTTGCTAAACGAATTGCATAACGATTGGATAAAAAACATGGTATTTGGTACTGGTGATGTAACATTACAAGCACACAGAGGAAGTTATAAAACAACTGCTGTTTCTATTGCTTTATCTGAAATAATGCTTTTGAATCCGAATGAAAAAGTAATGTTCATGAGAAAATCCGATAACGATGTTAAAGAAATCATTGAACAGACTAAGAAAATTCTTGAAAATCCTGTTACAAAAGAACTTTCAAAGAATATTTACGGAATTCCTGTAAAACTTATCAAATCAAGTGCAACAGAAGTTAGCACAAACCTTACAAACGACCCTCGAGGAACATCACAGCTTGTCGGCAGAGGTATCAAAGGTTCGCTAACTGGTAAGCATTTTGACAGAATATTTACTGACGATATAGTCAATGTGCAGGACAGAATTTCAAAAGCCGAAAGAGAACATACAAAAACAGTTTATCAAGAATTGCAGAACATCAAAAACAGAGGTGGAAGAATCTTCAACACAGGAACTCCGTGGCACAAAGATGATTGCTTCTGCTTGATGCCGAATCCTGTCAAGTACGATTGTTATTCAACAGGATTGATAAGCGAAGAACAGATTTCTGAGTTAAAAAACAGAATGCTGAATTCACTTTTTGCGGCAAACTACGAATTGAAGCACGTAGCAGATGATGATGTTATCTTTGCTAATCCGAGAATTCATGGTGACCCATCAATGATTATGAATACTAAGTATTCTCACATTGATGCCGCATACAACGGAGAGGATTACACAGCATTCACTATATGCAAGAAGGTTGACGGAACATATTACGTTCTCGGTAAACTGTGGAGAAAGCACATTGACGATGTTGAAGATGAAATTATTTCGATAAGAAAGCAATATCTTGTAAGAAATATTTATTGTGAAGAAAATGGTGATAAGGGATATCTTGCGAAAGACCTCAAAAAACGAGGAGAACATCCAGTATCATACTATGAATCAACAAACAAGTTCCTGAAAATAACATCATACTTGAAAGCTGAGTGGAAAGATGTTGTTTTTGTTGATGGAACAGATGAAGAATACATAAATCAGATTTGCGAATACAACGAAAATGCAGAACATGATGATGCTCCTGATAGTCTTTCATGCCTTGTTAGATTACTTTGGGATAAGGGTGATAGATACAGAGTACCATGGGAGAGGTGAAACAATGTACACATATGACGATTTAATCAAAGTTGGCAACGATGAAGCAAAACGAATTGAATTTATTGAAACTGCAATAGCAGATTATGAAAGTTCTGAGAACTACAAGATTTCTGTAAATGCAGGAATTTATTATCGTGGTGGAGACCCGATTCTTGAAAAGGTTGAGAAAATCATATACGACCTTAAAGGAATAGCACATAGAAACGAATTTGCGCCGAACCACAAAATCTATACTGATTATCTGAAATTCTTCACAATTCAGACAGTTGAATATATGCTCGGAAATGGTATTTCTTTCGACAATGCAGAAATCAAGAAGAAATTAGGCAATAAATTTGATTATCAGCTTAAAAAAGCACTAAGACGAGCAATTCTCGAAGGTGTTTCATATAGTTACGCAAGAGAAGATGGCATTGATGCAATGTCGGGCGGTTCAAGTGATAAAGACCCTGTCTTCTTCCCTCTTAAAGACGAATTTTCAGGAGTTGTCAAAGGCGGCATAAAATACTGGCAGATTGCACAGGATAAGCCTAAATACGCTATTCTGTACGAAATCGACGGATATACAGTATATAAGGCTGAAAGTGATGAAGGCTACAAGGCAACAGGAAGAAAGCGCTATTACAGAGAAAAAATAACAACATTCCCCGAAACAAATGAACCTGATATAATTGAGAATGTTGCTGAATTTTCGGATGCTCCGATTATTTCACTTGAATATATCGAAAAAGATTCGTGTATTAAGTATAACTGGAATCTGTTATCAGCGTTTAATGCTCTTGCATCAAAGCTTGTAAACAATTCGGATGAATCCGATTTGATTTACTGGGTACTCAGAAATGCAGGTGGAATGGATGAAGTTGACGATGCTAATTTTATCGTGAATCTTATCAAATCTCATGTACTGCACTTAGAGGACGGAGTTGAAGCACAGCCACATAAACTCGAAGCATCCCCTGAAAAAATAATAATTGTCCTCGATTATCTCAGAGTATTGTTATTCTTCAATTTTATGGCGGTTGACACAAAATCAATCAGAAGTGGAAACGTAACTACTGTTGAAATTGATGCTGCATTTGAAAATCTCGAATTGAAATGCTCACAGCTTGAAGAATCAATTGATAAATTCATCAGAAATGTGCTTGTAATTTACGGATTTGACGAAAACGAACCGTATCATCTGACGTATAATAAAGCAACAAATCGAACTGAGAGAATACAAGCATTCCTTTCAGCGGCGCAGTATTTCGACGATGAAACAGTAACCAGAAAGCTTTGTGAGTTATTCGGAATGATTGACAACGCAGATGATATTGTGAACAAAGTACAAACAGAACAAATGGCACTAATTGAAGCACAGGCAGGAAGTGACGAAGAATGAAACTTCTTCCCGAAAAATACAATCCTGCCATGCTTCAAGATTTAGGCTACGTTGAAACAGAGCAGATTCTGCTTGAAATGAAAGCTGAGATTGAATCTGTATACGGTCAGGCATACGATGAAATGTTTGAGAAAGCACAGGAATTCTTAGACAGATACAGAATCGAAGATGAAGCGAAGCGCAAAGCTGTTGCAGAAGGCACACTTGACCCCGAAGCATACAAAACGTGGCGAAGAACACAGATGATGCTCGGCAGAGAGAATTACGCACTCATGGAACAGCTTGCAACGGATTTGAAAAACGCTGATTTGATTGCGTATTCCGTAATCAACGGACACATCCCCAAGGTATACGCAGTTAATAGTAATTGGTCTATGTTTAGCATCTCGAAACAGCTTAATATGAATCTTGCATTTTCTCTGATTGATGAGCAAACAATTGAAAGACTTCTGAGGGATAAACCCGACCTGCTCCCAAAAGCAAATTTAAACATCCCGAAAGATATGCTGTGGAATAAACAGCATCTTAGTTCTGCGATTACTCAAAGCATCCTGCAAGGAGAAACGATTGACGAGACAGCAAAGCGTTTAGCATCAGTAACAGACATGAACATGAATGCGGCTGTCCGTAATGCCACAACAATGACTACATCAGCACAGAATGGCGGCAGAGTTGACAGTTATCACAGAGCATTAAACATGGGAATCAAGCTGAAACAACGATGGATAGCAACACTTGACGGACATACAAGATTCACGCACAGGCAATGCGACGGTGTTGTAGTTGAAGTTGGAAAGAAATTCCCGAATGGTTTATTATTCCCCGGAGACCCAAACGGAGAACCTTCTGAGGTTTATAACTGTCGATGTGTCATAACTGCTGTGGTTGACGGACAGAATTACGACTTCAAAGAACGTAATAACAGAATTGACCGAATGGGTAATATGTCTTACTCAGATTGGAAAAATTCACATGGTGGTGAACCGTTGTTCAGAGCAGCACGAAATGTCAACAGAGACATGAGTATGCACGAAGAATACATGATGCTCCTCGGCAAGAAAATCCCGAAAAATTTCACAGATTTTCAGAAATTGAAGTACAACAACAGAAAATACTGGTGGAAACTGGTCGGAGAAGCACGAAAGGCGAGAAATAAGAGGAGGGCGAAGATGAATGGCTAAATACGGAATGCCGTATAAAGGCAGTAAAAATAAAATAGCTGATAAAATTATATCCGTCCTCCCAAGTGCTGAATATTTCGTTGATTTGTTCGGTGGTGGCGGTGCTATGACGGATTGTGCATCACAGTCGGGAAAATACAACAAAGTCATATACAACGAAATTGAACCTGTTGTGGCTAAAGGTTTTGAAATGGCTGTAAAAGGAAAATTCAAGGGCGAAAATCGTTGGATAAGTCGAGAGGATTTTTTCAGATTGAAAGATACTGATCCTTACGTTGCTATATGTTGGAGTTTTGGAAACGATTTGAAAACGTATCTTTATGGAAAAGATATTGAACCTGTGAAGAAAATTCTTCATAAAATTTGTTTCTCGGATAATCCCCATGAATCACGTTTGTTGTGGAAAGAATTTATAAGACAGTATAATATTTATAGATATCAAGATTTAGAACGTCTCCAAAGTCTCCAAAGTCTCGAAAGTCTCGAAAGGCTCGAAAGGCTCGAAAGGCTCGAAAGGCTCGAAAGGCTCGAAAAAATTGATACTATTTCTTGTGATTCATACGAGAATGTTTCAATTCCTGAAAATTCTGTGATTTATTGTGATATTCCGTATAAATCAACGAATAAATATCTGTCTGAGTTTGACTATGATAAATTCTATCAATGGTGTTTAAATTCTGATAAGCTGATTTTCGTTTCTGAATTTGATATGCCGAAAGAATTTCATGTTATTGCTGAATGGGATAGACAAAACAGCATGGCGGCAAATGGTAAATGTGAGAAAGCACACGAGAAACTGTATTGTAACAAGCCTTACAGCATAGATAATCAGCTTGAATTTAATTTAGGAGCGTGATAATATGAACTGGATAGACGAAATAGACGATGATTTCGACGATGAAGGTGTTGAAGTGAATCCTGAGAGGAAGATAATATGAAATGCTTATCTGTACCCATTCAACTTTCTTTTGAAGATACGTTTATCAGAGCATTGAAAAATATCGAATGTGAAAGCGACGATGAAACATACGTGAAAGCGTTCAACGAATTGAAAAAGCTTGTAATTGAAGCTTATGAGGAAACGAAACGTAAATCACATGAATGGGGAGGAGAGAATCTGAAATGTCCGCTGAAATCCAAGTAACAGACCATTCCGCATTTGTTTTAAGCGAATTGGAGAAGCGGAAACACGCTATCCTTGAAGCTATCGGACTTTCCGCAGAAGCACACGCAAAGGAATCCGCACCTGTCGGAACTCCTGAAAGTACAGGGATTCAAAATTATCATGGTGGAACGCTGAGGAAGTCACTTTCTCACAAAGTAGTCAATGATGAAGTATATGTGGGAACAAACGCTTCTGTGATGCAGAACGGAAAACGTGTTGCTTATCCGATATTCGTTGAATACGGCACAGGTGTATATGCAAGTGACGGAAACGGAAGGAAATCTCCGTGGACATGGTATGATAAGAACGGTAAAGCACATTGGACACAGGGCATCAAACCAACGCATTTTCTGAGGAATGCTGTTTCTTCTCCTTCCCATGTTGAAGAATACAAAAGAATCATAAAGAAGATGTTAAAAGATGGTTGATGTATCGTATTCGTAACAGTTTCGTTACGTATTCGGTACGGATATGTAGCAGATTCGTTACGTACTACGTTACAAGTACGTTACGGAAACGTAACGAACACGTTACAGTTTCGGCACGTTAGATTAGAATAGAATAATATAGATTAAATTAATCTTAGAAT